GAACGCGGACACGGGCGCGGTCATCGACTCAATCACAGTCTTTAGCGGTCGCATGGACACGATGGTGATTTCCAACGACGGGAAACAGGCGACCATAGGAATCGCAGTCGAAAGCAAGCTCGTCGATTTCCAGCGCACGCGTGAAAGCCGCTACACGCACGAGGAGCAACTGCGCAGATACCCAGCCGACACGGGGCTCGAATACGTCGCAGGATTGCAGGACAAGGTCATTTACTGGGGCAATGCTAACGCGACCGCGTTCCGCACGGGCGGAAGAGATGAACCCTTAAACGAAGAACCATAATGTTTGAAGCGTTCGTATTGTTCGCAAAATTCGTCGGAACTCTTCTGCTGGAAGCTGGAGTTTCGACCGCAATTGTAAATGTAGTTGTCGCAGCGATACCCTACATCGTCACTATTGGATTGAGCATGGCCGCATCGCGCCTCCTCGCGCCAAAGATGCCGTCGATGGCTGATCTCAACGACCGCGGAATCATGACGCGCAGCCCGACGTCGCCGCGGCAAATAATCTACGGGCAAGCGAAGGTGTCGGGCACCGTTGTCTTCCTCGCGACGAGTGGAGCCAAAAACGAGTATCTGCACATCGTCGTGACTCTGGCTGGTCACGAGGTCGAGGAAATCGGCAGCGTGTATTTTAACGAGGACGAGGTTTTAACCGGCAGCGGCGACGGCTACGCGACAGGGAAATACGCAGCGGCGGGAAGTTACACCGGCTCGCTCATCCACAAGCATCTCGGCTCGACGACGCAGACGGTGGATACCACACTGCAATCTGATTTTCCGGTGGACTGGGATTCGGGCCATAAGCTGCAAGGCATCGCCTACATCTACTGCAAGCTCACGTTCTCAAACGAAATCTTCGTCGGCGGCATCCCTAACATTTCGTGCATCGTCAAGGGCAAGAAGGTCGAAGACCCGCGCGAAACAATCACCACTCCGCCGACCCTCGTTTATTCCGCAAACCCCGCGCTCTGCCTTCGTGACTACCTGCTCGACGCAGATCTCGGCATGGGCATGGACAGGAGCGAGATTGACGACGCCTCGGTCATCGTGGCTGCGAATGTCTGCGACGGGCAAGTCCAGATCAAGCCGAGCAGTCCCGCCACCTACGAGAACCGCTACGAGTGCAACGGGCAGGCCGTCACGTCCTCGACGCCTGACTCGATCATCGGGCAAATCCTCTCCTCGATGGGCGGCACGATCGCTTACAGCGGGGGACAGGTCGTGGTTTACGCGGCAGCGTATCGCTCGCCAACGGTCACGCTGGACGAGAGCAACATGGCTGGTGGCTTCACGGTCTCGACTCGCCTGAGCGCGCGCGACCGCGTGAACGCAGTCAAGGGCACGTTTATCTCCTCCGAGAATCAGTGGGCGGCGGCGGACTTCCCGCAGATCACGAGCGCGACCTTCTTGGCGGCGGACGACGGCGTTTATCACTGGCGCGACGTCATCCTGCCGTTCACGACAAGCAGCAGCGCGGCGCAGCGCATCGCGCGCATCAACCTGCGGCAAGCACGCGAGGAAATTGTCTTCACCGCAAAGTTCAATTTGACTGCGATGCAGCTCCGCGCGGGCGACACGGTGAACCTCACCAACGCAAACCTCGGATTCTCGTCGAAGGTGTTCGAGGTCATCGCGTGGTCGCTGTCGAGTGACGGCACGCCGCCGACTCCGGTAATTGAATTGCAACTACGCGAGACGGCGTCCACTGTTTACGATTGGAACGTGACAGACGAGGTCGCGGTCGAGAGCGCACCGAACACCACGCTGCCAAATCCGTTCTCCATCGACCCGCCGACCAATCTCACGCTGACCGCAGACGGGACGACGCAGTTCATCCAAGCCGACGGAACGGTGGTGCCGCGCATCAAAGTGGCGTGGAGCGCGCCGACCGAGCAGTTCGTGACGAGCGGGGGCAAGACCGTAATCGAATACAAGGAGGGGACGGCGACGACATATCTGGTGTGGTCAACGGTGGACGGCGACCAGACGCTGGACTTCATTTCCAGCGACGTGCGAATCGGGACGAGCTACAACGTGCGGCTTTACGCGCAGAGTTTTTTCAACACGTCATCGACCTACACGGAGGTGTCCACGACCACGCCGGTCAAAGACACCACCGCCCCAAGCATCCCAACCGGCCTCACCGCCGTAGTCGGCACGGGCCGCGCCGTCTCCCTCGACTGGAACGACAACACCGAGCCCGACTTTTCGGAGTATGGCATTTACCGGCTCACATCTCCCGTCACCGCTTCCGCGCTGAAAATCGCCGAGGTGCGCGCGTCGCGATTCGTGGACACCGACGTGGACATCGGGACGACGTATTATTATTGGCTGAACGCTTACGACACGGTGGAAAACGTGTCAGGGTTTGCACCCTACGTTGAGGCCACGCCGGTCGTGATTACCGCTGGACCGATTGACTCGACGCCACCAAGCACGCCCAGCGCGCCGACCTTTGCTTCGGAATCAACTTACCTTTCCAGCGACGGCGGGACATTCGCGAAGATCACCATCGCGGCTCCCGCGCTCCCCACGGGCGCGCGCGTCAATCAAGTGCTTTACAGGGTCAGCGGTTCGACTGAATTCCTGATTGCTTGCGAATTAACAGCAGCGGGCAACGCGACCATCGACGATCTCACGGTTGGAGCGTCATACGTTTTCGCGATTCGCGCGGTGTCGTTCAGTAACGTGCGCAGCACGGTCTCGACTACGTTGTCGAGGACCGCGCCGAGCAACACGACGGCACCGGCGGTCCCGACATCAGGCGCGATCTCGGCAGCGTGTCCGGCAAAACGATACGACGCGACAAGCTTTTTCTACGGGGCGCGCATTACATGGGCACCGGTTACTGACAAGGATTTAGCTTACTACGAACTGAACTCGACTCTGACGGATTCTGACGCTGCAACAGATTTTACTTGGAGCGTTTCGACTACGAGCTTCCCCGATGCTTCCACCACCGCAAAGCTGCTCGTAACGTTTTTTGATTGTTACTCGGCGTCGCCTGCTCCGGACGGATACGCTCGCGTGAGAACGGTAAGTCGAAGCGGCGTCGCGTCTGCATGGCTGCGGATAGGAAACATTCTGCCGACGGCGATCACTGGAGCAGCTGGCATGGCTTTGCAGGAGCCGTCCGACGTAACCACCACCGGAATCAAAACCGGAGGCGGCTCATCCACGCGGCAGGTCAATGTCGTCTATGAAATCAACGACGTGTTTGCGATCACAGGCGGGGCTACGACGTTTGACCTGAACATCTCACTGACGAATCGCGGATTTAGCACGAAGCCCGATGACGGTCTGGTCGCGGTCGAGGACGTGTTGTATCAGGGATTCTATGACTCGCAGGCCGCTGGCTCAACATCGACGACCGCCGTGGTTAAAATCTACCGCAACGACGGCGGGACGCTCGCATCGGGCAACCTTCGACTCTCGGCGCGGTTCACTGACTACACCTAACATGGCCTTTCAAAAAACATTCACGCTCCGCTCTGGCGCACAAGGCAACTACACGCGGCTCATCACCTATCGCGTGGACCGGATGACGCGCGAGGCCGTGGGGCTGTTCTCGCTGTTCGTGGACTCGGCGGCGGCGCACTCAGCCAAGGACCCGCTCACGCCGTGGATTGCGAAACTCCGCGTGACGGGCGACGCGTTCGACCGATACTTCTCAAGCGCGGCGCTCGATGCGGATACGATGGCGAACTTCTATCGTGCAGCGAAGGCCGAGCCGATGGTTTCGGATTTCGGCGACAGTCTGTTTTCGGACGCGCTCGACGTATGAGCAAAGCGGATACGAGTATGGGCCGCGCAATTATACCCTTGCCACCGCGCCCGCACTCCGCTCCTCTCGAGGCACCATGCGGCGGTGAGGGCTGAGGCTACCAGCAAGCCCGCGAGCGGATTCACCGTTTCGCGGGCTTTCTTTTGCGCGGATTCCGAATCCATCGCCAACATTTGATTCGTTTTAACTCGCGAAACTGCAACGGCTTGGGGAAGCAGCAGGACAAAATACGCAATTGAGCTTTACGCAGGCTGGGTGTTCGGATTGAGTGTGCACGTCGGAGGGAAACAACCCAACGACCAACTCAACCCAAAAACAAAATGAAAACCGATCGCTCATCCGCTGAATACGCCACCAACCTATCGCCCCGTCACGGTAAAGCTGGAATCACTGCTCATCTTATGCTCCAGCAAATCGGCGACATCCGTCACGACATGGCTCATCTGGCTTCCTATCTCAGCCACCCAGAAATCACGACCGGACTTGCATCAGGTCGATTCGGAAGGAAAGGGCTGGTCCGCCGCCTAACGGAAATGCACGCCGCTGATTGCTAACCAAACCCAACCCCGCAAACCACCCCGCCACCTCCTCACGAGGCGCGGGGTTTTCCGGTGCCAGACCGGAGGGAAATAACCCCGAGGCTCGCAATCAACCACATGAAAATCAGCATCGACAGCGTTCGATCAGTCAGCATCCGCAACGAGTATCTCGCAGCTCATTGCAATCACGCCGAGTTCTTCGGGACGTTCCGCCACCCAGAGCGCTCTGAAAATCCGGACTGGTGCATCAGCCTCTACAGCGTCTGTGACGAACTGGTGTTTTCCACAAACGGCGATGCAGTCTGGGAGGTCTCAAACCGCGATGACTTTGCGGCGCTCGTCGCAGAATACGGGATCAACATTGAGAAGGCGCTTACAGAATGAGCCCCACCACCGCACTCACCCGCGCTCTGGTCCTCGCGCTCACCGCGCCCGACCAAGCACGCGCCGACCGCGCAATCGCTCTCGCCGAGTCTATCGGCGCGGGCTGCACGAAGCGCCAAGTCGCCACCGCGAAACGCAACGCCTCGAAGCTCACGAAATGAAAACCACGCTCCTCCTCCTCGCGCTCGCGGTCACCGCGCACGCCGCTCCACCACCCAGCTTCTTCCGCGCGCTCCACGTCGTCGAGACGTCGGGCCGCACGGGGCCGATTCTCGGCGACGGCGGGAAGGCCCTCGGGCCGCTCCAGATCCACCGCGGCTACCACGCTGACGCACGCATCGGCGGCGACTACTCGCGCTGCGCTGATCTCGATTACAGCAAGCGTGTCGTGACCGCCTACCTCCAACGCTACGCTCCCGCAGCGTGGGCGGCGGGCGATGTGGTCACGCTGGCGCGGATTCACAATGGTGGACCAAAAGGCGCGAGCAAGCCCGCGACCGTGGCCTACGGCGACAAGGTCGCGAGGCTCACCAAATAACTTTCGGAGCCACCCGAACACCAAGGCCAACGACGGCGCTCGTGCCGGTGCGAAAATACGCGAGCAAAAATCAGCAACACAACACAACAGGACGACAATGAACCAAGACAACTACGACACAGAAAACGAAATGCTCTGGGCCGCGCAAGACTTGCGCACGCTCACGAGCTGCAAAGCGGAAATCGCGATCTCGCGACGAGTGACAATCAAACCGAACGCGATCAAAGAAAGCTGGGATTACCAGATCACTTTCGGCGACATCCTCAATCGAGGGGCGTGGCGCTGGGAGTGCGCGCAGGCCGATACGCTGGAGGCCGCGATGGACATCACCCGCGCCCAGATCACCGCACAAGGCAACGAGAAGGCGCGCGAGCTCCTGCAACTGCAAGACGCCGCCGCGAAGCTCGGGCTCAAGCTCGTGGAGGTCACGCCATGAGCCGACCAAGCTCGTCGATGCTTCCGCTGGTAATTCGGCGCGTGCTCGAAGGCCGCTCCATAAAGGAAATCGCGTTTGAAACCGGAATGACGCCGAGCGCAGTCCAAAAAATTATCAGCAACACAATGCGGAAGGAATACGTCACCGAGGCCGAATTTCGCCACCTCCTCAACCAACGCAAATCCACGCCATGAATCTTGAACTCATCCACGCGGAGCTTATCCGCATCCGCGAAGCCCTTGAAGCTCGCCCCTACGCATCGGGGGCACCGGCTGCAAAGCCCGTTGCTCCTCGCTCCGAGGAAGTGCCGATGCCCACCGAGATCATCGACGACGCTGGCAACGTGCAGGTTCACTTCGGCAAGAACAAGGGCGTGGCGCTCTCCTCGCTGGGCGACCGCTCGGTGGCGTGGTATGCGCAGGAGCCAGAGCCGCGCATAGGGAACAACGGCAAACCGTTCCCGCCTCGCGCCGAGGACGTGCTGCTTCGCAACGCGGCACGGACGATCATTCATCAAAAGCGCGGGACCATTGCAGGTGCCGCAGTTCCTACCACTCCCGTAGCGACCTCTGTGAACGAGGAGCACGTCCCGTTCTAAAAGCAAAAGCCCGTCGCGGGAACACAACCGCGACGGGCAGCAAAACAACACAACAACATCAGTCGATTCGTAAAAAATGAACACAGCAGCAGAAACACCCACAGTCACATCAACCGCCGTAGTCGAGACACCGAAGACCGTCATCACGACCACAGCCCCAAAGCCTCTCATTAACTACGGCGCGCAAGGAGTGAAGCTCGCATCGCTAGAGGACGCCTTCAGATTCGCCAACGCAATCGTCGCGTCAGGCTTCGCTCCGCGCGGCATGGAAAAGCCCGAGGCCGTTCTCGTGGCAATCCAACTCGGCGCGGAGCTCGGCTTGACGCCGATGGCCGCGCTCCAAAACACGGCAGTCATCAACGGCAGACCGGCGATCTACGGCGACGCCGCGCTCGCCTTGGTCCGCGCCTCGGGCTTGCTCGAATCATTCAACGAGGAAGAAGTGGGCGAGGCCGGCAAAGATTCGTTTGGTATCCGCGTCACGGCTACACGCCGCGACGGCTCGAAGGGCTCGGAGACTTTCACGGTGGCTGACGCCAAGGCCGCGAAGCTCTGGGGCAAGTCGGGACCGTGGACGGACTACCCGCGCCGGATGCTGAAGTTTCGCGCCCGCGGCTTCGTGCTGCGCGACGTGTTCGGGGATGTCTTGAAAGGTCTTCGCACCGCCGAGGAGGTTCGCGACTATCCAGAAGAGCGCAACATTACGCCGCTATCCGAGAAGGTCTCGGGCGGGCTCACGATGTCCATCACGCAAGGGGGTGGCGCATGAACACGCTGAACGACCTGCGGCCAACGTATGTGCTGCGGAAATACAGCACGACGCTTCTTCTCGCTGCGCTCCTCGATCGCGCAATGGACCGTGACCAACTCGAAATCGACCGGCTCGAAATATGCATCGAGAACATCGAGAAGCGAAACGAGGGACGAATCAAAGAGCGCGCCGTTTTGCGCGCGAAACTGGAACAGGAAAACAACGAAAAGAAAGGCAGCAAATGAACACTGGAGAAATCAAAAACCAAGCAGTCATTAACAACGCGACGGAGCAATTTCGGTCGCTGCTCGAAACGCATTTCGTGGCCATCGCTCGCGCTGCCGAGGAGTCATTCGTGGAGGAAGAAAACCAAACCGAGCCGAAAGCAAAGGCGTCGTTCGCGCTTGAATGGGACGCGCTCTCGCTCGCGCCGAAGGTGGTCCTGAAGATCGGCTGGAGCGTGCGATACAAGGATGAAACCGAGTCGATGGTGGACCCGTTGCAATCGAAGCTCGGGCTGGTGGAGGATGCGAAATGAAGACGCCAAGCAACGACGGAGGGGCGGCGTTTCCGACGGCGACGCTCGCACAAAAAACTAAAGGCGGCATGACCCTACGCGACTACTTCGCGGGGCAGGCGCTGGCGCAACTCATAAAGCGGGAAGTCCGTGAGATTCGCAAAGACAGACGCAAGATAGACTGCTTCGGCTTGGACGACTCGCCGGAGGTGCCGTGGCACACGTCGCACATCGCAAGCGAGTCTTACGCTATCGCCGACGCCATGCTCGCCGCACGCGAGCGCAAGGAGGACGAGCCATGATCTCCGAATCAAACGAAGTCTATCACGCGAACGAAGCGATCTCGCACAGCAAACTCGAACTTTTCCGCCGCCGCCCCATCAGCTACTACCGCCGGTTCGTCGCAAAGACCGTGGCGCGACCGGAGCCCACGGAAGCGTTTCGACTCGGCTCAGCCGCTCACTGCGCGGTGCTTGAGCCCGCGACGTTTTGGGATCGCTACGCGCTGCGACCGGAGAGCATCGACCGAAGGACGAAGGATGGAAAGATCGCGTTTGCCGAGTTTGAGTCGGCGAACGCAGGCAAGACGATCATCACGCAGGAAGAAAACAATGCGGTGTGCGAGATGGTGGTGGCTGCGCGGCTTCATCCGCTCGCGTCGGAACTCCTCGCCGCTGGCTCACCGGAGTTAAGCTGGCGCGTTGAACCAACGGGGGGCATGGCTCTGCAATGCCGCACAGATTGGTTTAACCCTGCCGGCTGCGAGTTGAGCAGTGGGCGCCCCTACATCGCGGACCTCAAGACCGTCGAGTCGCTGGACGCCGACGCCTTCCGCAACTTCGAACGCGCGTGCTTCAATTTCGGATACCACCGGCAAGCGGGATTCTATTTGCCGCTCATCACCGAAATCCTCGGGTCGCCGGTGTTCGATTTTTATTTTATTGTGGTGGAGAAGGCGGAGCCCTACGGGACAGCGGTTTATCGGCTGTCAGACGCGGCCACGGCGCGCGGGCACGACGAAACCATCGGGGACTTGATTCGGTTGCAGTCGTGCATTAAGGACCAGCAATGGCCCAACCTCCCGAACGAGCTCCGCGAAATCGGACTGCCAAAATGGTATGGGGGGACCGAATGAAAAACGCAAACGACATGGCGCTGTTCGTGATCTTCTTGGCCGTGCTCATCGTGGCCTACCCTTTTATTTTTAACCGAAAGGACGACGATGATCTCTGACGCACTCACAGTCGCCGCGATCTTAGCGAGCGGCGGGCTCATCGGCTACATCATCGGAGCGGCGCGAGGCCGCAAGCGCGGGCGCGACGAGCAATGGGTCGAGTGCTTTCTCGCCGGCGAAAAGCGCGAGAAGGCACGACGGGAAACAGACGGACGATTCAAATCAAAAACCAAATGAACAAACGAAAATCAGACGAGGCGAAGCGTATCCAGTGCGACGCTATGCTTTCGCAATTTATGCCCGTTAAAACGATCGCGCAGGCCCTTAGAATGAGCCGTGGGACCGTGAGCGAACGGGCGAAGCGCGCGGGGATGACAAGGCACTACATCACGGAGGCCGAGGTGAAGGTGCTGTTTAAGAATCGGATCGGAGGCGGTGCGAAATGAGCACGCTCGCATTTACAATCACCGGCGAGCCGAAGGGCCAGCCAAGGCCGCGAGCGTTCGCGCGGAAGATGGGCAACGTTCACGTCGCGCGGTTTTACGACAGCGACGTGGCGGACGAGTGGAAGCGCGCGGTGAGGCGTGCGCTGTTTGAAACACTGGAACAGACCCGCTGGGAACTCACGCTGGCGCAGGTCTCGGTCTCGATCACCTTCGCAATGCCGCGCCCGAAGTCGCACAGCGGGGCGAAGGGGATCAAGCCGAGCGCGCCGGTGGCCCACGTTGGAAAGCCTGACGTGGACAACCTTGCGAAGCTCATCCTAGACCAGATCACGCGGAGCGAATGCGTGTGGCGCGACGACTCGCAGGTCGTGAGCCTAACCGTGCATAAATTCTGGGCGGTCGGGGCTGAGCAAGGGTGCTCGGTTTCGATCTCGACGCTGGGGATTTGAGTTTACATCCGAGCCGAAAGCTGAGAGAGTCGAAACAGGTCGTAAGAAGCCTAAGATGAAATTATCAACAGAACTTTGTCCGTCAGTCTGCGCGAGGCGTGTTTCATCGCCAATTTTCACCGCGTGGGCTGACGGACTTTTTGTTTTATGAACTGGATTAACATTCAAACGGCAACCCTGCGTTCTCCGCAATTCATCGGTTCCGACCCGACCGCAAGAGGCACTTGGCTGGCTGTCCTCGGCTATTGCTACGAGCAAGAAAACGGCGGCAAAATCTGCGGATGCAAAGACTGGAAAGACCGACAGTGGCAGCAGATTTGCGGCGTTACGCGTGAAGAAATCGACGGCTCGACTTTGCTGATGGAATGGCAAGGGAATGACCTTTGCGTATCAAATTATCCGGTCGAGACCGAGCACGAGCTCAAGGCTAAAAGGGCAGCAGGAAGCAAGGGAGGAAAGGCCAGAACCCAAGCAAAAATCGAAGCAGCAAGGGTGAATGGAGCCAAGCACAACCCAAGCACAACCCAAGCAACCACCCAAGGAAATAGAAAGGAAAGGAAAAGAAAGGAAAGGAAAACTGAGGCGTCGGTTCCCGCCGCGTCACCCACTGGGCAAGCCGATTTGCCGGATTTTCCATCGACAGCGACGGCGCCACCGAAGCCCAAGAGCGAACGCGATGCGATCAAGGACGCGCTCGCTGGATGCGGCGGGGCCGACCCTTCGCAGATCGTCCCATCGGCATGGTCTGGGATAGGCAAGGCGCTGGCTGACATCACGGCGGTATGTCCGCAGGTCACGCCTGAGGAAATCGCGCGCCGGTCCGCGAACTACCGCACGCACATGAGCGCCGAGACGATCCTGACGCCGCACGCGCTCTCGAAGAACTGGGCGCTCTGCGACAAGCCGAATCCACGATACAAGCCGGCCCAAGAATCCGAATTTGCCGACGCCTTCGATCCAGATTTCCAGCCGCATTTTCACCGCAACACAACCCAATGAACACACCCACACCCACACCCCGCACCGATTCCGCTTGGGCAAAAACCTTCGACGCAAACGGATTTCTTTCTGGCCGAGGCAACGCGGCGAGCCAAATGCGCGACGAGTGCGCGACGCTTGAGCGCGAACTCGCGGCCCTCACCGCCGAGCGAGACCAGTTGCGCGCCGCTCTCGCTTTGGGCCAACAGAATTGTGACGACGCCTACGATGAGTTGCGCGGCGACGCTGACGAGTTGCGCGCCGACGTGGTGCGGCTCACCTCCGAGCGCGACCAGCTCCGCGCTGCGATAGCCGAAATGCCTACCTGTCGCTGCGACCGAAGCACGGAGCAACAATGTGAGCTAAGTGCCAAAGTCGCCACCCTCACCGCCGAGCGCGACCAGCTCCGCGCCCGCGCTGAGAAAGCCGAAGCCGCTGAAACCGTCGCCCTCGCAAAATGGAACGGCGCGCTTGAGCGGGCCTTGAAAGCCGAGGCCGAACTCGCCACCGAGCGGGCGCGGTTGCGGCACGTCGCGCTCGATGCGGCGATGAAGGGGGGCGAGAAATGAGCGCACCTACCGAGGCGCACCGGGAGGTGGCAGTTGCAATTTTTGCAATCGCCATGAAGTCGGCGCACCACGGCGCACCTTTCCGCGAGCCGTGCGCCCAACTCATCGCCGACAGCGAGGCGAGGGCGACCGCCGAACTCCGCGACTCTCTGGCGTTGGAGCAAGATATGGGCAACGCCGCCTGCGACGAGTTGCGCGGCGACGCTGACGAGTTGCGCGCCGACGTGGTGCGGCTCACCGCCCGCGCCGAACGCGCCGAGGCCGAACTCGCCGAACTGCACGCCATCTTGAATCAATCCGCCGCCGATATGACAGCGGGCACTATTACAGCAGGCGCTCTCGCAGTGCTCCGCGAAGAACTCGCCGCCGAGCGGGCGCGGTTGGATGCTGGCACGATTCTGCTCACTGTCGCAGGCGAGCGAGTCTGGGTTTGCGGCGTTGATCTACGCGCAGCGATCGACGCGGCCATGAAGGAGGGCGCGAAATGAATATCGAGCTCTTAGCTGACCGCCTCGTAATCTACATTTTCGGAAGGCGATTCGGGAATACCGTGGGCGCAAAACATGGCCATAACATCTTCCGATTACCGGAGCCCATCTGGCAGATGGCTCCAACAGGAAATTACGAGGTCACGTTCAGGCTCACAACCGCGCCGTGTGTTTTGCACCGCTGGGCGCAAACCGTTTTGCTCGGCATACGCTATCGCCGTGTGCACGCGGCGATGAAGGGGGGCGCGAAATGACCGCCTCACGCACGAAATACTGGCGCGAATACAATAGGAGAAACGCCGCGAAAAAACGCGAGCAATACGCGGCATTTCGCGAGCGAAACCGCGAGAAGATCAACGCGGACAAGCGCGCGGCTCGGGCTGCGGGCAAGGTCGCACCGCGCAAGGCCAGCGCGATTCTGGCGGTGAAGCCAACGGTCGCAAAGCCGCGCACGGACGAGGGCAAGGTCGAGGCGCTGCTCACGCTGCGCGAAAAGTTCGCGGCGTTTCGGGCAAAGCGGGCGGAGGGGCGGGAATGACCGCGCAACCGATGGCCAGCTTGCTTACCGGCGTCGTTCCTGAGGGATTCTCGGGCACTCCGTTCGATGGTGAGGCCGCAACCCTTGCTTTTCTTGCCGAGGCCCGCAAACGCGACGCAATCGCCCGTTTCGATTCCGCCGTGCCGCCGACGATGCGGGAATCGGACTGGGGGCACGCGGGGATGTCCGCGAACCGTGCGCAGATCGAGCGGGTGCTCGGGCACCAAGTCGGGGCCAAGGGGTTGCTCTTGAGCGGCAGGACCGGACGCGGGAAGACGCGCTCGATGTGGGCGCTCATGCGCAGGCTGGCGCACGACGAGGCGCGGGACATCCGCTATTTTCACGCGAGCGATTGGTTCTCGCAGTTGCAGGCGTGCCTGACCTACGGGCGCGACGACGCGCGGGGATGGGTCGATGCGGTGGCGCGCAGGCCGATCGTGTTCGTGGACGATCTCGGGCAGGAGGCGATCCAGACCGCTCGCTCGGAGTGGGCGATGTCGTGGTTTATGCGGTTCCTTGATATTCGGGTGAGTGAGCGATTGCCGCTCTACGTCACGACGAATCTCGATGCGCAGGGGATTGCCGAGCGTGGGGCATCGAGCGTGCGGGGCGACCCGATGGTGCGGCGGCTCATTGAGATTTGCGAGCCGATCAAATTCGTTTGAGGCGACTTGCGCGTGCGCCCGAATCGAGGCTTGACACGCAACGCAGGAGGACCGAAACGGGTCGCGTGCGCGGCACAGACAACAAACCCAAATTAGTAAGCGGCCACGCGTGGGCGAAACACAAGCGACTCAACGCACAGCTCACGCGCGGAGGCCGAAGGCGGAGAAACACAACATGGAAACGAACACCAATGACCAGCGCGAGTTAGAGGCTTTGCGCTTCTCGTCGCGGGCGGCGCGGGCGATCACGACGCTTGAGGTGCAGCGGAAAGCGATCGGGCGCGAATACGGCGAGCGGATAAAAAAGATCAAGGCGCTCATCCTGATCTTGCAACAGCGCGAGAGCCTCGGGCAGATGGGCATCGAGGGCATCGACGCGGTCGAGATTACGCCTGAGCTGAAGAAGTTGATTTACAATCCGGTCGGCGACTTGTCGTGAACTCGATCACGGCTGCCGATAGGTTCGCAACCTGCGTCACGACTTACGACGCAGCGCGGGGGACGGCACAGCTATCGTGCGAAATCATGGAGCGGCTGGTGGAAATGCACGAGATGAAGTTTGGCAGCGCTAGTCTTCTTTGCGCGCGACTGAGCACGCTGGCCGACGTGTCTCCATCAATGTTTCTTACGACGATTCGGCTGGGCTCGGGCGACGTGCACGCGGTGCGGCAGTCGTTCGCCGAGATGGCGGAGGGCACGGGGCGCACGCGGCAGGCGCTGCACTACGAATGGGCGAACGAGGTGGCCAAAGTCAGGATGGTTTTCCCTGAGCTGGCGCAGCTCATGGCC